GCCACAAGAGCACAAATCACATAATTGTATCGCATTGAACAATGGTCAGTATGCATTGTATCCTAATAACAGGATGCGTCTGTATGACCTCTCTATTACCCCCGAGGAACCCAAGTTCCCTGACTTTAAAGTATCTACTATAGAATACCAAGTAGAGGCAGGAATCGACTGGGGACGCCTTGGAGACACCGATGATTATTTTTGGCAAACACAACAGGAGAAACAAAATGGGACACCCTAATCGTTTAGACGGATCAGTTGACAAAGGTGAAGACTTTGTTAATGAAGGCATGACACTCATCACCGAGACTGATAGTGATAAGTATCTGAACATGTCAGCAAAGCGCAACCGCAACAAAGCAAAGAATGAAGAGATCTTTGATTCTCAGGAATGGGCGGATGGATTCGTTGGTAAGTGATAAATAGTAACATTCTACTGCTGTGTCTAGATGCCGACCTTTCAGACATTTAAAGATCTGAGCATTACCTTTAAGAAGCATCCTGTAAGTGATGATTTAGTAACGGTAAAAGATAAGGCAGCTATCGTTCAATCGATTACTGCCTTACTTCTTACTAGGAAGGGAGAAAGACCATTTCAACCGGAATTAGGTTGTGATATTCAAAATATATTATTTGAACCATTAGATTATGGTAGTGCTGGTATTCTCAGATCAGAAATTGCAGATGTATTGAATCGTTACGAACCACGAATTCGTGTTAATACTATCAACTGTATACCAGATGATATGAGTAATGGATACGAAGTTGAATTATCTTATACTATTGTAGGTAGAGACGATACACCAGTAGCAGTAGAATTCTTCTTAGAGCGCACACGATAATGCCATATACTCAGGTTGCTAATTTAGACTTTGAAGATATCAAAGTTGCTCTGAAAGAATATATCAGAGCACAGTCAGATTTTACTGACTATGATTTTGATGGATCGGTCCTTTCAACATTAATTGATACACTTGCCTATAATACCTATTATACGGCGTTTAATGCTAATCTGGTAGTCAATGAACTATTCATTGATTCTGCCACCTTAAGAGACAACGTAGTAGCGATTGCGAAGCAATTAGGATACAGACCCAAAGGTATCACCTCTCCTACTGCCTATGTTTCTTTCAATATAACTTATGGGTCACCAACAACTGATACTGAACTCCTACTGAAGAAAGGAACAGGGTTTATCAGTTCGTTTGACAACAACATTTATCAATACATCACATTAGAGGATGTAACAGGACAAGTAGTTAACAACGTTGCAACATTTGATAATGTTGAGATTAGAGAAGGAACACAAATTCTCAATACGTTTACTGTTAACACATCATTAACATCTCAAAGGTTTGTTCTTGACAACCCAAACATCGATACCAATACTATTAAAGTAAAAGTATATCCTTCTGGTGGCAATTTTAACGAATCGTATCTAGTTGCTGATAACATCTTAAACGTTGATTCTACATCAAAAGTTTTCTTCATTGAAGAGATCGAAGATGATAGGTACGAAATTTTATTAGGCGATGGTGTTTTAGGCAAAAAAGTTGATAATGGATCTAGAGTAGAAGTATCTTACCTTACAACATCAGGACCAGAGTCTAACGGTGTTAGGACATTTGTGTTTTCTGGTGTTATTGAAAATCCAAATGGTGTATCTCCAAACTCTTTTAGTACTGCCATTACTAATGTAAATGCTTCTTCCGGTGGAGAAGATAAAGAGTCTATTAAGAACATCAAGAGAAATGCTCCAAAAATGTATGGCACACAGGATCGTGCTGTAACTGCTCAAGATTATTCTGCTATCATTCGTAAAGTATATCCATCAGTAAGTGATATTATTATTTTTGGTGGCGAAGACCAAGATCCACCAGAGTATGGTAAAGTTTTTATTGTATTAAAACCAAAAGATGCATCTTTCCTCACATCATTAACAAAACAAGAAATTATCGAAGATCTAAAGAAGTATATGGTTGCTTCTGTTAGACCAGTTATTGTAGATCCATCAATTTTATTTGTTGAGTTGACTTCTAAGGTTTATTATAGTGGCGAGGCAACAGATTTAAAACCAGCACAGATTAGAGATAAGACAATTAATTCTGTGCAGTCATATCTCGATACTTCAGATATTGAAAAATTTAATGGTAAGTTTAGATTCAGTAAATTAGTTAGTGTTATTGATGACGCAGATCCATCAATCAACTCAAATTTAACAGAAGTAACTATGAGAAAGGATTTTTATCCTAGTCTCAATTCCACTTTCTATTATGAAGTATGTTTCCAGAATGCTTTCGATAAAGATTGTGAAGAACCTACTCTGTCGTCAACTGGTTTTAGGGTAACAGAATACCCTACATTTGATGTATATTTGGAAGATAGGGATGGCAAAATTGTCCTATATAGAATAGATAGCGTAACAGGCGAAAAAGTTGTTCTAGACAGTAATGTTGGAGATATTGATTATGAAAAAGGAGAGTTGATTATGTATGCTCTTACTATCATAAAAGGATCATTTTTCGACAACCGCATTTCTGTTAGAGTAAAACCACTTCTTAATGATATCAAGGCACTCCGTGAGGTATACCTTGACGTTGACGTTGCCAATTCATCGTTCACTGCATACAAAGAGTAAAGTAAATGCCTTCTGTAAAGACTAAAAGAATTTCTACTCTAATTGAATCACAACTTCCAGAATTTATTTCTTCTGAATATGAACTGTTTAGTAAGTTTGTAGAGAAGTATTACGAAGCACAGGAAGTACAAGGTGGTCCTTTGGATGTTTTAAGTAACATTCAAAAATATGCTGACATTGATTATTACGAAAAAAATCTACTTAATCAGAAAGATTCTATCATTGCTAACATTAGCATTAGTGATACAATCATTACTCTTGCAGATGCTCAGTCTTTTCCAGAAAAAAATGGATACGTAAGAATTGACGATGAAATTATTTTCTATGAAAGTCGCACCAATAACCAATTGCTGAATTGCTCTAGAGGAGTAAGCGGCAATACTAAGTTAGGAGATCTATACAATGCTTCTAATTTTTCTAGTACAACTGCTACAGAGCATTTAGAAGGTGCTGAAGTCTATAACATCAGTAATCTATTCTTATATGCTTTTGTAAGAAATTTTGAAAATCAATACCTCGGATCATTCCCAGAAAAATATCTTAGAGGAGAGGTAGATAAAAGAACGCTGATTAAAAATATTCAGAAGTTCTACAAAGCAAAAGGAACAGATGATTCTATTAAATTTATTTTTAATACTATTATATCTGACGATGTAGAAAACAAACCAGAAGTATACCACCCAAGAGAATTTACATACAAATCCTCTGAATCTGATTGGATCAATGTATATGCTCTTAAGGTAAAAGTAGTATCAGGAAATCCAAAAGACTTAATTGGCAAGAAAATAGTACAGTCTCCAACAGATGATTATGGATATGCATCTGCTACTGTAGATAATGTTATTGCTCAAGGTACAATTGACGGTGAAGTAATCTGGAATATTGTTGTTGCTCCAGAAACTGTCAATGGTGAATTTCAAATTTCAACAAAAACTAAATTAGAAAATACCATAGCACCAACTCTTGGAGCAGGTGATAGAGTTAATGTATTTTCTACGATGGGATGGAGTTCTATTGGAGAAATTTTAATTGGCAATGAAATTATTAAGTTTTCTGATAAAACAGTAACTCAATTTATTGTTAGTGAAAGAAGTTTATCTGTAGAGCATCTGCGAGGTAAATTTGTTTATAAACCAGTTACAATCGAAGGTTCTGATGTTACATTACTAACCTTGGGTGTTGTTTATGATGCTTTGCCTGATGTTTCAGAACCTTACTCGTTTACAGGTGATACTGTACAAGTATCGCAACCTGGATTTAAAACATCAGATCCCAGAATTGTTCAAACTGGAACTAATCAACTTAGGTGGATTCAAGATACTGGAACATCAATAACATCAAGTACTAATACACCAGTAGAACAATCACTTGCTGGAATTTCTAATAATGTATCTGCTATTTTTGCAGATGATCAGTATTACTATATCACATCTTCCAGTTATCCATCATATAATATTTTTGATGGTCCCATTATCACACAACCTGTCCAAGATCAAAAAATACTTAGAGTCCTCAGAAAAACTCCTGTAGTAACAACAGAAATTTACAAAACGCAAAAAAGAGATGTTGGTATCTTATTAAATGGTGTTCCCATTTATGGATATAAAGATTCGGAAAGTTTACGTTTCGGAAAACTCGAAGAAATTCGTGTAGATAATAGAGGACGTGGATATGTCAATCCTCCATTTGTTGTAGTTGATGGTCTTGCTGGAAGAGCAAGGGCACAGATGGTTGGTAATG